CTTCTTTTATGAATGCCGTCCTTTTCTGATGTATGGCTCTTGTGTTCTCATACATTTGTGTCTGTGCGTTCGTCACTGCGGCCAGCAGATCTGCTATGCGTCTCTTCTCCTCTTCCGTCTGATCTGTTTTGCGTCCGGCTTCCAGCACTGCAATCCTGTACTTCTCTCTTGCCTGTTTTACATTCTCTTCCGTTATTGCCATCTCTCCAGACAGGGCTTTGTCCAAAAATTCCAGTCTCTCTTTTACGTTATACCTGTCTTTCTGCGCTGCTTTGTCCCTGTTTTTTGCAATCTCGTTCTCCAGCTTGGCCTTTTCACTTATCCAGTCCCTTTCTTTTTTATCCAGCTGCTGTTTTTCCTTTTCCAGTTGTATTGCCTCTCGCGCAGATTCGTTTATCTGTTTCATTTTTTCACCGATGAATGGGAGTTTCTCAAGCATTTTAGTAAAGCCGTTCAACGCGACTTCGGCAAGTTTTAAAAATCCTATTACTATCTTCTGGAGCAGACCCAACAACATGTTAAACCACTTGGCCAATGGAGCGAGCAGCTGGTTAAACTTTTCTGTCGCCTCTTCTGATGAGTTTATGGCTTTTTTAAATGCCATGAACACAAGCACTATTGCAGCTATCACCGCTCCAACCGGGTTTGCCACCAGTGCCATCATTGCCCTTCCCATCCCCACCAGGCTTTGTGACACCTGACCCACGGGTCCCGGTATGGCAGAAAGCTTTGACATCATCCCTTTTCCTGATTCTCCAAGTTCTGACATCCGTTTATCCACTTCCTTTATTTGTTTCTGAAATTTTTCATACTCCGCCGGAGAGGTTGATTTTGCCGTGTTGTCGAATTGTTTTTGAAGTTCTTTTGCACGACCTTTCAGCTGGTTCATGGTCATGTCCTGAACTTCCAGCAATTTTATACCTTCCTTTACTAACTGTCTGTTCCTCTCTGTCTGTGCATTATTTTCTGCTATGACGGTATTGGTTTCAGCTATCTTCTTTTTTGTTGACTCATAAGCATTTGAAAGATTCTTATACTCTTCAGTATTGGTCTTGCTTGCTTTTTCCAGGTACAGCATCTGTCTCTCGGTCTCTCTCATCTCTTTGTTGAGCTTCTTGAGTTCTCCCTGAAGGGCCTTGTTTTCCTCAGCAAACTTGTCAATTGCTGCCGATGATTTCCCTATCTCCGCCTGCAGGCCGGATGCTTCCAGGCTAAGGATGAATTTTATTTCGTCATTTGATAAATTTTTCCCCATGTCAAATTGCTTTTTCGAGTTCTGCTCTTATCTGTTCTTTAATTTCTTTTGTAAGTCCAAACCGGAGGTCGCGCAGGGTCGGATGATACAGCACACCCCAGATCACCCGGTTGTAGAGGGCCAGCTTTCTTCTAACGCCCATCTTTGTAGTGCGGTCCCTTCTATTTTTTATATCCAGAAACCTCAGGTAACGCAAGTAGTTAAATTGCAGGAACGCCATATTGTCGTCTGCTATTACAACGTCAAAATCACGTCTGTATATACTTCTCCACAACTTGCCGGTAACAACCTTAAAGTTTTCCTTTATCACTCCGGCCTGTACTTTATTGATGCGCGCAGCATCTCGCTCCAGGACGTCGCGTACATATTTTGTCTTTATCGCTCCTTCAGATATCATAATTTCTCCTGTACAAGCCACTTGTACTCCAGTTTGTTGTTATTTTGTGTGATTACGTATTTATACTCTCTCTCCAGCAGTGCTATCGTTATTTTCTGGAATGAAATGTCCGTTTTTGGGCAAAACTTGCATATGGATCCAAACACTTCGAGCGTAGAAAACTGGTTTGTCGAATTCTCAAGACTGCTTGCCGGCAGGAACCTCTCACAAAAAGCACTCAGGAGCTCATCGGCCAGTTCATCCATTCTGATATCGTCCTCGGATTTTTCCTTTTTCTTCGGATTTTCTTCCGGATCCTCAGTTGAAGCTCTGAATCCTATCTTTTTTTTCTTGCTCATATCAGTTCAACTCCCTGTATTTGAAAAACCATACTAAATCCATAGCTGTTGTTAAGCTGTGCACTTGCAAACGGTGTTATATCTGTTGGAAACGTCAGTAGCCTCACAAATGGGTCATCCCTGTTTTCTCTCATGTCTTTTCGTATGTCAGCAAGGATCTGCAGGTAGCTATCCACCATCACTATCTCTTCCATTGCGTCGAAGGTGTTTGAGGAAAATGGCCTTGCCACTGTAACGGAGATATCAAACTCCTCCTTTTTGACATTCAGGCTGTTGGTTGTAGTTCTAATGTCACCATAGTCAACAAACAGATATACTCCTGATATAGATTGTATTCTCTTTTTCACTGCCTCGTCTGATACTCCGAACACATAATCCGTGAGCTGTGGAATCCGGTCTTTCACCGGGATGTTTTGCGCAAGGGTCTTCAGGTCATTGTACTCCTGAGTGGATGTTGACTTATTGAAGTTCTTCATCACACCCGCATGAAGTGGATATTGTGCAAAAAAGAGGAATGTTGTCTGCAATATGTTCATGTCAGATAAATTGATTGATTTGCTCAAGTGTAAGATTCAGTTTTTTGGCAATCTCCAGCTTGTCCATCTTTGCTTCTGAGAGTTGCGTTATGGAGTCCACAAGGTTTTTGTACATCAGTTCCAGGAAGTCAATGAGGTTCATTGCCGAGATCTCTTTTGGGTTTCCGTATCCTTTTTCTGTCATAGAGAATATGACCGCGTTCAATCCCAGCGAGATCTTTTCGGATTTCTTACCCTGACGGAACAGTACGCTGTATTTTGTCTCATTCGATATCCATTGCAGTATGCTTTCGAAGTTGAATAGGATTGCATATTTAATGATCGGGTTGAGCATCTTGAATTTCCCTGCATTATCCAGCACGGTTGTCTCTGAGTAGTTCTTACAATACAGTGATGCAACCAGCAAGTCTATGTATTCCGATGACTTGTCCTTAGCAAGCAAGGAGATGAATGTAAGCGCATTTATGTACTGTTCTGCGGTGATTGTTGTTTTCACGATATCACCTATCAGTTCGAACTTGTATCCCTCATACTTTTTCAGTCCCAGAAATACCTGAGGGATCATCTGCCTTGATATCGAGGCATCAATTTCCACTGATCTCTTGAATGTCCTTGCAACTACCGCTTCCGGCTCTCCGGGGATATTTTCCGGATTGATCTTTTTAAGCTTGTTCTGCATCTTGACGTCCAGGTTCTTGAATTTAGGATCGTCATATACGAACCTGAAGCAGAAATTCATTTTGTCAAGGTTTCTGAAAATCTCTTTTTCAAACCACTGATAATCCTTCTTCAGGATGCTTCGCGATCTTATGTTTGAGAGTTCTATAAACAGTCTCAGTTGGAATTCCCTGACATCGTACCTTTTTTCTTTAAACTCCATGAGCAGGCACAAGGTGGAAATGAACTGTAGGGGATCAAGGTCCTCCCATGAAGATGGGAACACCACATTATCCGATGAGGATAGGTATTTCTTCTCAAATTTTGTTATCATGACATAAAGTATATTTTATCGTCTTCACGATTTTGATTAACCACGCTTGTAATTACTCCCTTACTGACCGCCTTTGCCCTTTCAATGTCCAGATAGTATTTGTCTACATCTACCATCAGTGAGGAAGAGAGTTTTTCCCTCACCTGCACTGCCGATCCCCCTTTTGTGAATTCATGTGCCACATCGTTTCTTATTGATTTTGGCAACTCTGTAATGTCAAACAGCATTGCTGCCTGTGCCATCACGTGGTGGCACAGCGCTCTCTTGCACTTGTCTACCAGTTTGTCGTTATCTGTGATCCCTGACAGGATTCCAACCCGGGGTATGATTTGATCATCATTTATTTTCCTGATCAGGAACTGTATCTTTGAGAAAAAGTATGGTGAATTGTCGATCGCAAAGTAATAATTGAACTCCTTTGCATCTTTTATCGGTAGTTTTGACCTCTCTTTATACTGAGCTGAATCTTTCCAGTCTGCAAATTCGGTATTACTGTCAAGATAGCTCAGGAGGTCGTCCATGGCAGCCCAATACATTGTTATGTACTCATCTTTTATCTCTTCGTACTGATATTTATACAGCTTTTGATCACTGCTGTTTTTAGAAACAGCATCAAATATTTTGTATTTGTACATGGTATAAGAAGCAATAGCCGATTTCATGCGGTTGAGCAGATCCGCAGGAGTGTCCGGCTTTAAAATTTCGTCATATACGGCTTTTGTCACCACGTCAATTATTTTACTCCTTGTCAACAGGAATGACGGGTATATAGAGTCAAAGCCTAGTGCTGCATCAACGCCCGGGACATAGGACCTGAAGTCGTCTATGTTATCAAAAAAATCTATAGCTGCCATTATGATTGATTGTTTTTTAGTCGGTTACTTTCTGATATTTCCTGTTGTTTTTCTATTGCGGACCGGTAGAATCCAAGTCTTATCCCTTGGTTGTACGCCTCCGGGAAGTTTTGTTTAATTGCAAAATTTATATCCCGGCAGACAACATCCTCGGGAATGGTAAGACCATTCAGATAAATCATGTAGTTATATTGTGCATCAGATCCGCTTTTTGAAATTATACCATCCTTTGAGATGTTTGATATGGAGCTGTCCACTCCCTTTGCTGATGTGATCACCTCGTCTGCTCTCTTGTCATAGGTGGTTAAGGCTTCTATGTAGTCTTTCGACTTGTTTGGTATATCCTCGATTTTCCAGCGCTCTTCATGGCCATCTGAGTTCATAAAGCTGTATGAGGCATAAAGCTTGCCCTGGTTCTTACCTGCTCCGGATAGATAATTTGCCAATTTCCTCAGTTCCCGTGATGTGAATTCGGCTATAAGTCCATCATGATACTCTGTACCGATCTCCATTATGTCATTTTCCGAGAATTTTATTGTCAGAAGCTCCTGTTGTGCGGTCGCCCTATCTGCATTTGTTGTGCACATATCCTGAAGCATTGTTTTCTTAGAGTTGTACCATGCCATCGGGATTACTATATGAAGCCTTGCAGATATTGCGTTCTCTAGATAATTATTGATGTATTCAGGTGTCCTGTTAGAGCCTATCACCCATGCCTTGACTCCTCGGAAAAAAACGTTATAGGCATAGATCTCTTCACCATGGGTGGGGTTTTTAGAATAACTGATGGCAGAAGTATATTTGAATGGATTTGTGTAGTCGAACCGGTTGTATACCTTATATTCCTTACCTGCCTGCATCCAGTTTCCAACAATGACGTGTTTAAACTCGTTGTCTTCGAAGTCTGTCCTGTTAGCCGTTTCAACTGTTGTGGCAAGCCTGGTCCTTAAGGTGGATATACATTCAAGCCCTGCCACTCTTTTTATACCTATTCTTATCCCTTCTGCCAGGCGCCACTTAGAGAAGATACCCTCATCGTAGTAGAACGACCTTATACACTTGTTAAAATATGTTTTGTAATCATCTGCCATTCCATTCTCCAGCCATGAGTCCAGCCATTGCTGTATCTCATCATGTTCAACATACTCTTTCCACACGTCCTTGCCCTGGCGTTTGGTTATATACAGAGCTGGTCCTGTACCATAGAGCATCCGAATCTGTTTCTCTATCAGTTCAGGTAACAGGCGGTTAAGAGATATCATCTCTTTTTGCTCATTTGGTTCCAGGTTGTTCGCCCCGGCAGGATATACCTTGTATTTGTCTACCCTCACCAATGATATTATATTCCTGTTATTTGCAGCTGAATCAGAAAAGATCTGATTTGCTTCCTGTAAGGTTTCACCCAGCTGATAGGTGAATACATCAGGCCCTGCTTTAATATATCCAAGGCTGTTAAGTTTACATTTATTCTTCATTGCCAAACCATTTTACTTTCTTTAGTGTGTAGTTGTCACCTGGGAATCCTATGTATCGTATCAAATATTTATAGCACGCCTTAGGACCTTCGGCACATTCGAACAAGAAGTAGTTGTCACCATCAATATCCCATTTTTCATGGGGCATCTGTGACCTGCACCAGCATCCTGAAATGGTCCTCAATTTTGGAGATGCCTCTCTCTTCACCCTTGAGTACTTAAAGAATGCAATAGTAAAAGTCTCTCCTGCCCTGGTAATATCCGCCAGTGCTTTCAGAGCCTTATATCCACTTATCGTTTCCATATTCAAATATCTATACCGTTAAACCATCTTTAAAGGACATTGCAATGCATATGCAGATGATGTTTAATTTAACTCAAACCTAACAAGAGTGGCTATAAGCAACGGAAAGCAAAACACCCTGCTAACTTCCTCTCTGTCATATTTCCCGTCTTTTTTTGCACCTGCATGTCTTACCCTATAATCAGCGGGACTACCAGTTAAGTGTCGCGCCTTGTTTTTCTTTTTTCTCCCTTTTTGGCTAGACTCTTGTTTCTCAGTTTTTTGTTTCTTCTTTTTATGTCTATACCCCCTTGTTTTATATTTTTCACGCGGTCATATTGCCTGGTAGCTGCATATTATTTCCCGCTGGACCAGAACCCATCCATCTTTCAAATTTTCCCCAAAGCAAATAGAACATGCCGCTTGGTATTTGTGTCGATAGTCCGGCTTGAAGGTTTAATGGGAGTCGTGTTTCACTTGACTTATCCAACTCTATCGGGTTGGATCCTTTTTTTAGCGGAGAGGCAAAAATCGAAGAGACAAGGTTTGGGCATTCATTAGAGTCTATCATGATTTTTGGCACACCTCTTTCTCCTGTAGAGAAAAGCTTCAGCAATAGCTTATATAGTTCCCAATGGAATATCGTTCTTTGATTCAGGCTCATTAACCGGACCCTCCAGCCGTATTTTTCAAGTTCGAATTTCAATTCTTTCGCATCAGTTTCCTGTTGTCTCTTAAGCGGTTTGCGTTGATTTCCTGCCCGGTCGTAATACAGATCAATGTTTCTGTTCCTTCTGTTTGAGAAGAAGCTATTGAATTCCCGTGCAAGATCCGGAAGGTCTTTAGGAGAATACACGTAATGCTCTTTGATGATCCTGTATTCATTCACCTTTCTTTTTTCCTGTGCAACAACAAAAGAGGCAAATGATCCCGGGTCAAATCCGAGTTCAAGCTTGTCATCGGGATTGTAATGCTTCAGGTATTCTGAAGTAATTTTGAAGCTCTCTTTTAAATTGAATTTCATAACTGACTCATACTTATATGAGTCATCATATGTATGCATATTCTCATCGAAGTTTGCAACAAACATGTTATCCGTCTTCCTTTCGCGTATGGAACATATGGATGACAGAAACTCTGATGGTGTCAGGAGTTTTCTTTGTGTGGCAAAGTATTGCGGTCCAAGCACGTCCTTGTTTATGAATGCGCTTACTCTCATGTATAGGGTAGCTGCTTTGCGTGCACGGTTAATAATCGGCCGATACCGGTCGATCCGCTTCTGCATCGCCTCGACGTTTTTTCCCTGCTGGATACTATAGAGTGCTTCATTTATATGCAATGAGAGGGTTACTATCTCCGCAATGAGCTCTTCATTCATGTTTTCCTCGTACTCATTGAACCAGGAGTCCTCTCCAAGCGACACCATTGCCGTATCGGAAACACCGGTGACTCCCTGGTAATATATTGAAGCCTGTGTAAGCGAACTGTTCTTGGCTAATCTGCCTATACGCATTGCCGGGATGAGCCTGTTTTTAAGCTTTGCTCCTTTATTCAACTTCATCTCCTCCATGAAAATGTGCACTATGTTTGAGCCGGCGATTGATTCCTGCTGGTCGGTAGCAACCAGGCGTATATTGTGACCATTGGGAAAAAAGAACGTATGCTCAGGATGTTCCGGGGCATATCTGGGTTTTTGGAAATGTCTTGGCAGGTCTTTTTCGCCAATTACATAATCAATTCCCTCTCTCAATAGGGGTCTTTGTTCCTCTCCACGGGGCTCAGAATAAAATGCCAGGATGTTTGGCACCACGTTTGCCAGAAGGGCTACATAACTTTTGTGAGCAAGCACCGATGTTTCCCGAGGCAGGTCCTTGGCCACCGCTATTGTTCTCCTGCTGGTCACCCCTTCTGTCTTACCTGTGGCCCTGCCGGCTTCCACGATGACGGTATTGCAATCTACAATTTGAACCAGCATTTGCATGTTGTTCAGATACAGCTCTTCAAGAGAGTTATGTGAAATATCTTCATTCATCGTTTTCCTGTTCTTCGTAATCTACATCCGTTATTTCCGCTTCCCTGATTAGTCTTTTCTTCTCCTTGTCTGTAGTTTCAAGTGAATTGATCAGGTTGACATAAAATCCGTTCTCGTCTTTTCTCACAATATCATGGAGGCTCTTCTTTTCATATCCAAGATCCTGGTGTTTTATCTTGTTGGTAATTATGAATACCGGCACATCCCAGTCAGCCGGCTTAATTCTCTGGGCGGCTGTTGTACGGTACTCATGTGCTTTGTCATAACATCTTTTGGCAGCATTGATGTTATTCATTGCGATGCTCAGCCTTGCCAGGTCCTCCATCTTATCTGCATAGTAGTTATCCCACGCATCAACGGTTATACTGTCGTCGATGTGGAAGAAGTTCATTGCGTCATAATAGATATCCCTGGCGGTACTGAAATTGAGATCCTGAAACTGTTTTATCAATTCTCTTACTACCCTGGTCATGCTGGCCCCGACATGGTGCATGATGGACGGCACGGCATTGATGCGCAGGATATATGTCTGAAGGTCTTCGGATATGGCTGCGCTTTTCCGTGTCTTCAGGAAGTTCTGAAGAAGATCCGGCTGTATTTCATGAAGCTTCTCAAGTTTGTTCATATCCCAAATAATTCATTTTTAAGTTCCTCTATCACTCTTTCTTTCTGTCTGTCCCTATAGGCTTTTTCGGCATCCATGTCTCCTCCTTCAACTGCTTTCATAAGGGTTAGGTCCATGTCATATTCACCTGAGGCAACTCCCTGATCATATATCTTCCTCAAGGGGTGGTCATCTGTTTTTATGTCCACAAGGAACACTTCCCGATCTTCCTTATTCAGTCCAAGTAATATTGATATCCTGAATGGGGAATATTTGAGTTTTGCCCAGTTGCGAACCTTCACCAGAGTGATATTGTCATAGTCGGCCATTATGCATCATTTTAGCTGTTTCTTGAATAGTTCATCTGTTGGGTTATCTCTGTCATCAGGCTTAGTTTCTCTGTGTGTTTTTCGAGCTGTTTTTGCCATTTGTTCTTTTCTTCCGGCTTGGCCTTTTTTTTATTCATAAAGCTCTGGTATCGTGTTATGTTATTCGATACGTTTTTGTACTCGTCAAGGAATTCTTTTGGATCCCTCCTTATCATATTCATCAACTCCGTTCTGAGCGAATCTTTCTTAATGAGAGGGTGTTTATATAGAAATTTACCCGTTTTGTTAAATGATTCCAGTTCGATAAAGCAAAGCCTGTTCCTGATGCCAAGCTCTGCCATTTCAATGATATCATGTGGCTCCGGATTTTTTTCAAGCTCCTTATCAAGTTCGTACATCCTGCGATGGCTATAGATCCTGTCCGAATACAGCGTGTGTGCATCTCTGATCTCAGGGTTCTCAAGTTTTGTCCAATTGATGTTTGGATACTCTTCTTCTTTCGAGACTTTTTTTTTATGTCTTTTCCTGATTGGTCCTTGGACTTTGCTGTTACAGGTACCGGATTGTGAGGTTCTTCACTCATATTGCCCCGGTTCGATTCAATCGTTTGTTGGTCAACGTAGTCAAGTAGCACAAATACAATCTCAAAAGAGATGTTTGGCCGGGATGATGATGGCGATCTGATTATCAGCTCACTGGTGGGTAGGTACTTCTTCAGTAACGCCTTGTCTTGAGATAAAAACATATTGTTCTCAAGCTTTTTTGCAATTGCAGATTTTTCTCTGAATGTTAGATTCATGGCTTTCGGTTTTATGTTATTGCAATGCAAACTTATATTTGTATTTCTGTGATCCGAAGGACAAAAAAAGCCACCAATGAATCATTGGCAGCTCTTTCTCTCCACATACTTTTTTGCTATGCAGTCTGTACCCTTGACACTTCAACCAAGGTTTCAGAATCCAGGACTTTTAACGTCAGCCGGCTGCCTGCATTTCCTATCCAGGTTTCATCGTTTTTAAGGACAATGGCCGCTATCGATTCTATATTGGTAGGATTGGCTCCTCCAGAACCCAATATCTCAACAACACGTCCTTCATCTGCGGCTGCAAGACCGCTGATCGTCGCTATTGTTGCAGGTGCGGTATTTGCACCCGTAGTATATTGGGAAGCACCCGTAAAGGCTATGTTGGTTGCGTTTGCAGCCAAGACAGCCGGTGCCTCTTTGACAATAGCACCAGTATATTTCTTCGGCTGTTCAAAACTTGAGTTTTCGAATGAGAACGAAACACTCCGGGACTCTTTGTTGTTGGTTCTTTCAAAGGTTTTGAATACCATTGGTTTAAGGTTGTTGCCCGTAATATAATACTGTGAATCACTTGCCATTTGGTAAATGATCACAAATCTGTCTCCGGCATGTTCCTCCATAAATTTCTGCAAGGCCAACCTATAGCCACCCATAACAAAACTGAATAGATTCGTTACTGCCGTCGTTATATCCCCTTTGCTGCCTGATGACTTGTCTTCAAGGGAATCATCTATCGCTTCAAAATAGTGCATATACTCTCCTGTCTTGAGCGGTATTGTTCCCACCTCCCCGTTTGCATTAGGTCTTGGAAATGGCACCGCATCATCAATCTGGTCTAAGGCAATAAGCCATAACCGTGACGCGATCTGGGCACCGGAAGTATCTTTGTCGGTAACACGATTGATGTTTCCAACTGCTGCCATGATGGAATAGGTCATACCGGATCCAACTATGCCAATGGATTCCAGGAAGCTCGCTCCCGAGTCAATGGCAGTGACAGTAATAAAAAGACCCACGACAGCGATTATCAATGATATGATAACCACCATTCTTCTATTGTATTTTTCTTTAAACTTTTTCATTTTAATCAATATTAGCGTTTTAATGAAACCAAACAGGGAGGTTAATCCCTGTTTGATTAATAGACTAGATAGATCTTGCAACCTCAAGGAACTTCGATGTTGCCTTATCGTAGATGACCTTGATCCATTCACCAACTGCTGTCGGTTCCCAGGCTTCAGTGATTTCAGAGAACTTCCCGGCTTTTGCGATTACCTGAGGATTAGAAGCCGAGCCCACTTCAATCTTATAAACAACACCTTCTACAGGGTTGGTTATGTCGGTTAAGGCGAGGTTAGCACCCTCTCCATCTGCGGTATTGGCAGCAGTCAGGTACCAGATGTTCTTGGATCCATCGATTGTGGTCGCATCAGCGGCCAGCTTGGTAACCGGCTTGTTGATGAAGATAACCTGGTCCTTTCTTCCGGAAGCAACAAGGGCAGCAAATGTTGCAAATATCTTACCTGCATAGGCAGCTGCTGATCCTTCTTTCCATGTAGCGAAGCCCCATACACTTTCCAGCCTTCTCTCGAAGTATGTATTGTACATTTCGCCTGGTACATTTTCAAGCGTTTGAATATTGCCTACTTCAGTGATCCACATAAACATAAGGTTGTTCATGTTCGGTACCCATATGATCGGAAGGTCGTAATTCATCAGCTTCATCACAGGTCCAGAGAAGTCCATATCCTTACCGTACTTGGTTCTGTAACTCTGTAGGTACCACGGTTTGTGTTTCAGATTCAGGTAGATTCCCTTGTTCAGAAGGTTTGGAAGAAGTTGGTTGACTTCCTCTGCAAAGGCTTCCACTACGTCAATCATGGTACTTGGAGTATATGACGCATAATCATCGTCATCAAAAGGATATATCTGATTTGCCTCGATATACGACATCATACGATGTATTGCACCGGTTGCCGAATTCAGGAAGTGTCCTGATTTACCGGCTGTAGGCTCAATTCTATAGCCAAGAACTGCCCTTACATTGCGTTCGTTGTTTAAAACGGTGGCAATGTTAAGCAACATCCACTCAATCATCTGCCATTTTACCGGGTCAGATCCTGCTGTGTTCAGATAACCGATGTACTGTGTTTCAATCCATTTCATTGATTTGAAAAGGGTTTTGAACATCACATCGTGAACTTTGGCCTTTTCAGGCACAAGATCCATACCTCCCTTTGAGAGTTCTCCTTCCTGGTATGCCTGTGAGAATTCACCAAAGAATGCATTTGTGATTATGTCACCATCCTGAACGTTTGAACGTAATGGAAACACATCAAAAACATTCGGAAGAGCAATAATACGGGCTATCAGGGCATCCTGTCTTCTCACCAGGTATTGTGTTCCCAGTCCAGCCTCCTCCAGACCTGAATAATCGATCGTACCATCTGTATTCAGAGATTTTGCATCCAGTACTCCGATTGATTTGAGCTCCTGCATACGTGCGCAAATAGACTTACCATACGATTTGAACTCCTTTTGGAAGTTCTCAAATGTATCGTCGTCCGGATCAGACTCAAGGGCCACCCTTTTTCCCTTCATCAATATTTGATTCCATCTTTTTGAAGCTTCAAACATCGGATGCTCGATACCGAAAGCAAATTTTGGAGTATGGAAACTTCCCAGGCCTATTGGTCCGGCGGTCCTGATCTCCAGCGGAGTGTCAACAACCGCTTTTGATGACAATGTTTTTACCTGGCTGGCAAGTTTTTTATTGCTGTTAACCAGTTTCTCAATGCCTATCACAAGGTTTTCAGCCTTTGATTTAGACTTTTTCTTCGGTTCTTCTTCCGGGTCCTCTTTAGGATCTTCCTCAGGATCCTCCTTAGGGTCCTCTTCAGGATCTTCTTCCGGATCCTCATCTTCGCTGGCTGATTTTGCTTTCAACAAAATTTCAAGCGCATGGTCGTAAGCCTTGACTTTACCTGCATCTTCGCTGTCTGCATTTGCATCAGCATAGAAGTCATGGCCAGTGGTTTCCTTATAGGAGCTGGCAATTTTTGTCCAGTCCTCTTTTGTGAGCGATTTGCTCTTTGCCTTTTCAAGCAACCCTAAGGTCGCGAGAATTTTTTCAAAGTTCTTTTTAAACATGTTTGTAAAAATTAAAGTGAGTAAATTTTATTCTGTATTTTACCTTGTTCATAGAGTTCCTGGAATATTTCCTGTATGTCTTTTATGCCGTCTATGAGCCCTAATCCCAGAGCTTCCTGAGCGTAGAATATCTCTCCATTGAAAATATGTGCATCCTCATCTGCCTTTGCCGCACGAGGTCTGGAGCGTTTCACTGCTGCATCGAAATCCGCCTGAAGTGGATCCAGAAATCTTTTTATGAAATCTTCCGGTTGTCCGGCAGTCAGATCATCCGAGACCTTGTTTTTGTGAGTGGATAATGAAGCATATGCCTCTACCAGGACATAACCCATTTTCTCGAGCGCCTTCCGGAAGTCCCAGTATGATATCATGGTCCCTATTGATCCCACAATGTCAAACTTGTTAAGGCAATAAACCTTGTCACTGGCACAACCGAGATATAGTCCGGCACTGCACATGGTCCTCTCACAAATTGTCCTGGAGGGTTTTTTTAGGTTAGAAATGATTTCATGCGCTTTCTCAAGACAATAGGATTCCCCTCCCGGGCTATTGATAAGAAATGCATGTCCGATTATTTTTTCATTTGTCTCCGCTGCTTCCACATCCTCGATCAACTGTTTTGTAGAGCTGTACCACCAACACTTTTCATAGGATAAGAAGCCTGAAATGTAATGAACGGCTATACTTTCAGGTATGGATCTGTCCGTATAGTCAGAAGTTATGGATATTGTTTCGTCCTGGTCCTGTAGCGCTTTTATCTTCTCGGAAACAATTTTTGAATATTCCGGAGGTTGGGTTGAGGATTTTATATGGTAATCAAATCTCACCAAGAATTCAGCAAGGGCCTCCTTTGAAATTAGCAAAGGCGCTAAACGGAACATGCTTAGCGTAGAGTCTAAAAAAGAATGCGGCATATCTGTTTTTTTACAAATATGCCGCACTATAATATAGGTGTAAAGGACTTAATCCTCAAAAAATACAGGAAATATAGTAGAGCATGAAAGCTCAATAGAGATAGCCGTAATTAGAGGCACGCATTTACTTCTTACAGGGAATTGCTTTGATCCCCAAACGATTGTTTTTCCTGACAATGTTTCAAGAACAATGAGAACATGCATGTTATTATATCTCATTAATTCTTTATTTTTGGCTACAATAGCCGTCAGGGATTGATTATACAGTACACCACCTTCGCTTTCACTGGCTTTTTGATCAAACACCAGGTCATTCTGGGTGTAAAGTATACGGACATTCCTGTCCGTGGTCAGAGAAAAATTATTCCCATTTGTGTTTTGGACGTCAAAAATGGGTATTAACGTGATTTTATTCCCAATTTGGTCATTATTTGCATTCATAATTAATTGATTTTTAAGCAGTGGGCAGTTTTGATACACTTTTGATACAGTTTTGATACACTTTTGCTACTCAAATCGGACAAATCGATACACTTGGTCGTACAAATATTTTCAAACATTTTGTCGATTATATGATCTTTTTTCCTTATTCCGACGTCGGGTGACATTTCTCCAGCGGTAATAGTTCTTTAGCATGGCATCTTCAGAGATACCGGTGATATTATATTTTGAACAGAAAACATGAATTGTCTCAATATACTCTATTCCGTAACGGTGTTTTGCATGGTCCAGATCTTCGTGGAGCTCTGTCCACATCATTGTCTCGATGCGAACCTCTATGGATTTTGTCCCTCGTTGAGAAATATAGTTATAGACCCTTGGATTCTTACCTTCTCTGCGATCAGGAAGTACGATTTCAAGATTACCCACATCAACCTGTTTGTCTGAAGGCCTCTTTATGGTAACATCCCATATGAAATGATACAATGCGATGTTGTCCGGGAGTGACACCGGGTTACTCATTCGAACACCGTATTTACCAATTATATACTCAGCAAGATGCTGTTCTACCTGTATTTTTGTTGTAATCATAATGAAGCCTCCAAATTTCCATTTATGTATTTCTGCTCAATTCTATCTGTTATACGGTTGTATATCAAAGCTGTCTGATATTTCCCTTTGTACATTCTGTCCAGCAGTCTCCGTTTCATCCCTCTGATGGCAACTTCATCACTTTTTTTCTCCTCGTTCAGGAGTGAGTAAAAGCACTTCCTCTCACCGGATTTCAGGTATAACACCATCTTAAATTTTGACTGATCGCTTCCAAAATTCGACATATGCTAAGTTTTAAGTTGTTTGAGTTAATTTGCTGATTTTATAATGCTCAGTGCCCTGGTTTCATAGTCCATGACTTTGCCTGGAGCCTTATTGATAACGTATGTTTTCCAATACTCGAATGATGATGGATTCTTCCATTTCACCATTCTAGTCAGAGCGTAGGTGAGAATTGCCTCCTCGGTCTTCAGTTTTCGGGTCTTTTGTTGCAACTCGTGATATTCCTTTTGTTTCTTGAGCCATTTCTGAGTCATGATAAAGCTGCACTGGTAATTCTCCGGATCCATGTACCTGGCAGGAAATATGTTTGAAAAGTCGAATTCTTTATGCTTCTCCAGATATCGCTGGACCATTCTGACTCGTTCCCGATAACCTTCCATGGCTCTTTCACAGTCCGGACCGGTATTGAACATCTTGAAATAATATTGTGCATGCTTGTAAGCTTTCTCTCTTTCAGCCTTATAGATTGTCCGGTCTCCGAAGAGAATGGATATGACAAATTCTACCAGTTGCATCGAATATATCCGGGATCTTTCCTCCTCTTTCTTCCTCAATTCTTCAATTTTCCGCCCATAATCACCGGCTTTATTTTTAGATGTGTTAATTTTCAAATCATTTTCCGGGCTTAGGGATACTCCAAAAGCATTGACCAATATTCCCTTGCCTGCAAACATGTTAATTTTTGCGATCTTTGAGGCGAACAATTCGTCGGCACAAGTGACTGGATCTCCTGTGTTCCCGTGAATAGTTCTAGTTTGTTCATTGTAATTCATCACCGCAGGTGATACCGCATCGTGTTCTGGTAAGTTCCCTGTGATTATTTTATTATTAAAAGAGTTCTTGTTACTAGAACATGGCGTGCAAATTGAACGTAAGGTCTCCTGAATCGCACTGTCTATTGAGTTTTTCAAAATAAAGGCCAGGGGGTTAAATTTCTCGCTTTTCGCGTCCGAAACAGGTACCATGTCTGGTCGGAGATGAAGTTCAAAGTCCCTCTGAGTGCCGTGGTTTACCTTCTCGGTAAGTATCCTTGCATCTATGAGCCTCTCGATGAGTCTATAGATCGTAACCTCGCTTTTTTTCGTCCTTTCCGACAATCTCTTCCTGTTCGTCTGGAGAACTATCATGGATCCAGCAGCAATGGCAAGCAGTTTTTGGGCATCCTTGAAGACTAGCATATCACTAGCCATTTTACCTTTGATCGCACGGATTAAGTCAAAATACAGCTCCCTGTGTGAGCTTTTAAGGAAGTTTCTTGAGCGATCTCCTGAATCGCGTTCGATTGCCACTTGTCCGTTGTACTCAGCTGCCTTGGCATCATAAAGGGCTACTATTGTCGGAAAATGCCGGTTGAAATCGAGATAAGGAAGGAAAATTGTTGTCATGGTTATAATATAATTATTTAACTTTTTATTAATCAAAGAAATTTTGGCAGATGAATTTTCCATCCTGGTCAAATTCAATATCTGAATAGACGTTGATGTCTCCTCCAAATTTTTTATTTCTATCCACACCTAGTGTAAGGGTACTGGTGCCATTCGGGTAGGTAGCTTCAGTGAGCTTTATGCCAACTGATTCGTATAGCTCTTTAAATTTATCCAGGTCTGTCATTTTCTAATTTTTATGTGTCATAATATTGGTTGTTGTTCTAAGTAATTGATAAATAGCTCTATTTCGTTTTTTAGCAGCTTCATCTTATCAATAAAATCTTCAATTGTATCTTCATCGGTTTTATGGAGTCTAGCCGAAACATTACAATCTGATACAGACAGAAAGGCGCTTTTAATTTTCTCCCCTTTCCACAAAACTTCTCCCTCAAAAGCCACCACATTGCCTATTGAAGGTGAATCTTCTTTGTTTAGCCATGTTCTTCTGTTATACATTTCTGCTTTATTTTTAATCTATAAATCCTATTACTTTGAGAGAATCCTTATCGCATAGGATTGCCTTTTCTGAATACTCAAACTTGCTTTCTTCTAAGTAAACCGGAACTTTGTCATTCACAAGCCCTTTTGAGCTGTAGGTTCTGCCCGTTTTGCCTGATTTGGTTTTTACTAAGTATCCTGAATTTGTGTTCATTATTATCCGTTTGATTTTATTAATTATAGAGTTTTATGTCGGTTGCAATAATATCTTACTCAGTAAATTTTTGCTGTTGCAATGCTTGGCCCATCCCAGCCATGAGCAAATTGATTTTTTATAATCTTTTTCATTTAAACTTCTTTTATTCAGCTTTGATACCCGTCTGCAGAACCTGCTCTTGATACCCTTGCGTAATAAGATATGTGTGTGAAAGAAAACATATCCCAGGAAGTCAATCCCCCGTGATTTGACTGGGAATATCTGCCAATTACCTTTGATTGTAAGATTTAACTCAGTACTTAAATATTCCTGCATCTCATTGAAGAGGTCTCTCAGATATTGCTTGCTGCTATGAAGAATTACCATATCGTCAGCGTATCTGAAATAATAACTTACGTGCTTTACTTCCTTTAACCAGTGATCGAAATATGCAAGATATAGGTTGGCGAAATATTGTGATAGGTAATTACCGATCGGAACACCGGGAGCTGAGTCAACAATTTCGTCAAGCAGTGACAATAGCCGGACATCTTTTATCTTTCTCCGGATTATCGATTTCAGTATCTCATGATCGATTGAAGGATAGAACTTTTTGATATCAAGCTTAAGACAATAGGTTGTCCCGGTAGGATCTTCTTTAAGTGTCTTTTTCACGCTTACAAGAGCTCCGTGAATTCCCCTGCTCTTTATGCAACTGTATGTGTCTTTTGTGAATATTGCGACGAAAATTGGCTCAAGCACGTTCATTATTGCGTGATGTACAATCCTATCAGGATAATAAGGCAGACGGTAAATCTCACGCTCCTTTGGGTCGTAAATCTTAAAGATAGTGTAACCGGATGTACGATAAGATCCGCTCATCAGGGCTTCATGCAGGTTTTTTATATTTTTCTCTCTGTGGATATCATGCCGGATAACACCATAAGAGCGTAGTTTTCCCTTACGTGCCTTTTGGTCAGCCAGGATAAGATTTTCCATGCTGCAGATCTGATCATATAAATTACTGAGTCTTTTCATCGTTTTTGCTGGTTTTAAGAGAATCTTCAGTTTCCTTACCAATACTCTCTGTAATCGTTTATTTTTTGCCAAGAGGCAAGGTCCCTGCTCTTTTGTTTTCCCACATAGCTGGGAGCTGATATTCGTATTCGTATTCGTATAATTCGTATTCGAGTAGACGAAACCGGAGGCCGAACGGTACACCCATAGAGCTGACAACCTTAATCATTCAAAATAATACCTAGTCCCGGAAGCTTTCATAGTCACTTTGCGCGGAAACTTATTCAACTCCTTAATTCTCTGAAGTACATACTTAATCTCAAATGAATTTGTAAAGAACTTGCGGGCATCCTCTTCTTTGTCATCAAGATTGTATTTGATCTTAACAAGGAAACGGTTTTCTCCAAATCTTGTCTTTACATTTTCAAAGAAATCAATAACCCAAAAAGAGAGGTTTGTTAAATTCTGCTGAGTAGTTTCCTTGCAGTTAAACCTCCTGAGATTTACATCAGGAGGTATACCTAAACATGCTAGTGATCCATCATCTTCTGTTGACATATTTGCTATTTTGCAAGTAAATATTTGTTGTAAATATCAATGAATTGAGTTCCTGCATATTTTGCAAGCTTAGGGTCTTTAAAGCAAAGCCGGGAGCCGATAATCGTAACCGTAAGCGTAAAAAGACGTAATCGAGAAGAAGAAACCGGAGGCCGAACGGCTAAACTCTAACCAAGGGTAATATTTCCCCTGAGAGGAATCTGCCCAGTCAGGTTCCCATCCCTCGTTCAATGCCCTGGTGATATGTTTTAATATTTTATAATATTTTTCATCTTCTTCTAAGTCTGAATTTTCGAGTATGGCTGTTATCTCTTCAGGATCCCGACCATTTTCGATAAAAACATCATCGAGTGTTTTTATACGATCGGTGATGTTCCCTGAGAAAAACTCCTTTCCAAACGTATCTTCCAGAGTTGCCTTAAACTCTTTTGAGGCTCCCTTGTATAACGCCCGTGCATTCTTTTCGTCAATCTGTAATGTTTTCATAATAGACTCTGATTAAGTTATTTTACTTCAGAACTGTCTGGACCATCAATAAGAAGATAGTCTATATACAATTGTTTGAATTGTTCTCTTGCATATTCTGCAACCTTAGGGTCTTTAAAGCAAAGCCGGGAGCCGATAAACGAATACGTAAGCGTATAATGCGTAAGCGAGTAGACGAAACCGGAGGCCGAATCATAATAAAAATAGTTGAACCATTTGCGCTGATTCCAATCTTTCCAATCAGGTTCCCATCCTTCGTTCAATGCCCGGATAATACTTGTAAGCTTAATAAAAGCGATAATGGATTTACGGTCCTTCTCCAGGAGATTATCTACAACCGGAAGAGCATTAGAATCCTGTCCCTTTGTCTCGCTAGCGTCCTCAAATGACTTGATTTTGTCTCTGATGTCCCCATACAGGACCTCTTCATTTTTTTGTGTCTTTTTCATTTTTGTAATTGATTTGAATTAAATAAGATAACACTCTACGATTTAGGACAATCCCTTTGCGGACCGCCGGTATCCCTTTTCTTAATTAGTATCCCCTCACCAACAACCTCCAGCTGTCCTTGATCTATGTAATGCACATCCGGTAGTGTGCCATCTGCTTTAACAGGTGGCCGTAAGCCAAATTGAATACATCCATTCAGGTATTCAACCTTTGCTGTTGCAATTCCTTCCAGTCCGGTCACGCGGTCTCTGATTTTTTGTCCTAGTTTGATCATAACTTTAATAGTTTGTGATTTGTGTAATATTTGATTGAAAATTCTTTTATATCTTTTTGATGTACTTATTATTACATTCTATTTAGGTATTTAACTGATCCATATTAGAAATGAATATTTCCTTGATCTTCTTTAGTCCAACAGTTGCTTTCTGTTCTGTCCTGAAGCAATTGCCATCCTTAATCCTTGCTTTATCGAAGGGATAACCCCTGAAAACTGCTTCGTGAATACGGCATAATGATAAGTTTAAATCAAGATTGATAAACCAATATTTGTCACCGAGTTTAATCGGTTCTGGCCCTTTTCCGTAAAGAGCCGTTTCTTCTGTAATATTCATGATTTACTACTTAAATTTTTATCTTTCTTATCCAAAAACTTATTTACAAAATAGACCTGTCCTTTGCCGGTTACCATTGGTGTTGACGTTACCAGGGTCGTTCCATTTGCTTTGATGACCAGGTTTTTCTTGATCTCAAAAAGACCCATTTCCATGGAACGCTGAGTAGGAGAATTGTACAGGTCACCCTTACTACATAGATAACCTTTACTACGTAGGATTTTGAACAACCTGTTTTGACCAATTTCAACACCACGCTGGAATAACACCTTGGCCAGGTCTCCAATCAAGATGGATTGCTGAGATGCCTCTACAGCCTCAGAGAACCTAACTCGAGGAGTTTGTCTCAAGATCGTCTCCTGCAACTGTATGTTCTTTCCGTGAATTATTTGTTTTTCGGCCCGTTCTCTCTTTAATTCATTAAGAGCGTCTATGAGAAAATCCGGATTATTAAGGAAATCCTCAATCGTGTTTGGTGATGCAGTGACTCCGTGTCTCAATAGCTCCTTGATCCTGTCATTGCACCATATGAGGAAAGAAGGAGAGAGCCAGCGTGCAAACTCGATAGCGACATCTTCGTGCAACCAGGTGCCGACACCGTTCTCGGTAACTATCAATTCCGACCTATGGGATTTTCCCATAGCTTCCAATGCAGACATGAATTGCATGGTGGACGGAAGCCTTAACCACTCAGCTGCTCTTTTGCCGAAGGGTCTGGCCATCTCAGTGGCATTAACCATAACATCACCGTTGCCAAATTGAAAGGTGACTGAATTTCCGTTGTATAAATAGATCTGATTCATCGTCAATCAATTTATAGGTTTATTTTCTGAGATAAAGACCCGGCCCGGGTTTCAAGTCTGTCAACTCTTTCCCCGGACACATGGATCTCCTGTAGTGCAAAAATGGCTTCTGTTTTCATCTGGTTAAAGGACCTGATCCGTTATGACAAGAGGTTGCTCCAGCAGATCATTAAACGCTCTGTCTCTGGCAGTTTTGGTAGGGAAATTATTCAGAGTGGTCCACTCTCTGTGTTCCTCGTCCTTGAACTGTATCCTGATGGCAGGATAATCATCAACCCGGATAATAATGAAGCCTTTTTCTATGACCTTTACTTGTGATTTTGCATCCATAGTTGTTTATTTTTCAGCTAATTTCTTAAAAACAGGTTTGTCACACTCAAGACATACCGGAGGCTGAGTTCCACCTCCCCACAGGACGGATAGCCAGAGCCGGCCATAAAACAGAACCTTGAGACGATCTGTAAAATTCAATTTCCAGCAGGATATCGTTTTCTGACCGTCGTTGAACACCGGCAGACTCTTGCATTGCTCATCGCTCATGGCGTCAGGCTTTGTCAACATTTTATTAAACTCTTTGAATCTTATTGGTTTCATAACGACTATTTTAAAACACTTGTGAGAATTGCATAGACTTGAAGTTCGGGATCGGGCTCAGAGGAGACCGGCATAATAAACTTAGCGCCATCACGAATTTTGACGCTGTTTTTAATCGCCTCTACAAGTGGTTTGCTACAAAATGCGTATCCCGCCCCTTTTCCCGATTTGTTACGTAGAAGATATCCATCTTCCGTGTTAAACTTGATGTACCAGTCCGTTGGTTCTTCTTCGTCCTGAAAAACCTGTATCCTGGATCCTGTTTTTGCTCCCATGATATCAGCCAATGATTGACTGATCCGGAATTCTCCATTTTTATAGAGAGAAATTGAGGGCTTGTTTAATCTTGTTGGTGCAAATAATTTTAGTTTCATATTCCTTTATTTTACAAGTTCCGATTGAATCATAAATCCATATTCCTTTTGAAGTCTGACATGTTTTCTTGTAGTGACCTTTTCAGGTTCTTCGTAAAAGAAATAGATCGTTTTTTGCGACGTAACCACACGGCCTTGACCGGCCTTGCGGATCCTGTAGATAAGATTGTGTTTGGCCTTGGTCTTTTTTGCCATTACATCCTTGCCGGTCATCTGGCAATGAGAACAGACAGTCTCGCTATCATCCACCCACCAGCAGTTGCCATAATCAGGGTGATAACAGGCGGTATTTTCCGTACATCCGCAGTATTTGCAAACTCCTTTCATATTTTAGTAGTCTTTTGATTTTTTGAGTTTCATTCTTGCAGTATCATAAATGCTTACCACTCCTTTCATGATTGGGTCCAGGCTTGCATCCTCGATGTCTCCTAACTCTACTTCGCAGAAAGTACCGCAGTTGGGCATTACTATCCGCATGGATCTTCCTGCTTCCGGATCCAGCTCATCCAGGAAAGTGTCCCGGATACAGCTGTGGCCGGCTACCCTTTCTGCCATGGCCATCTCCTGGAATATCTCCGGAAAATCCACCCTCACCTTGTTCCAATATCCCTTACCTCCCTTGATGCAACCCAGGCAATTGTTGTTCGGGTAACCCATCCTGTACATCTCCGGAATCTCTATCCCGGCATTTATCAGAATGCCGGCACATGCGTCCTTGTCAAGTCCTTTTTCTATCAACGGGAAAAGAGGGCTGGCCTCAGGGTACTGTTGCAGGAAGCGAATTGCCCTGTTCACCTCCCTGCGCATAAATTCAAATCCGAATACCTGATAGTCAACCCTCTTTCCTTCACTGGCCAGCAGCTCCTCGGTCTCCCATCTTGTTTTCTTCTTCAGTTCAAGGGTACAGCGCGCACCCTCTGGTCCATTGACGTACTTGGTTTTGTGAATGACGTCTATCTGACTCTCATAGCCGGAGCTGTTGTGTACAATCCGGATCTCCTGGCCATACCACTTTTCACAGTCATTTTTAAATCGGATATTATCCGGGTGAAGGTTCCCTGACTCTATATAGACCAACTCAACATTGTCATATAGTTCCAAGGCTATTTTACATGCGACGGTACTCGTTATTCCGGCACTCCACCAACCAATAATTACCGATCTCATAACTTAATGTTTAATGCAGCTGTTTCTATAGCATTCTTCAATGCATCTTTGGTGAATATCCCGGAATTAGCTGCATCCAGGATTGCGTTAATGAACTCCTGAGCCGAACACTCATCATCAATCTCAGTGGAATGGGTTACTCCATAAGCAGAGATCGAAATTTTTATTTTATCTGACATAGTGGGTATTAGGTATGATTTGAAAATTATTTACAATACTTCTCTGGCCGATGACTAAAGTTTCAATCTCCTCTCTGCATGCGCCGGATGGTCTGGATATTGTTTCCACCTCGGGTCTGTATCTTCCGATAAAGCACTGCCCATAAAAGGAACATGGGCACTACAATGTGTATTAGAGCTGATGATAAATAGGAGCCGATTGTAAGCGGGCCATAGCCTGCCCAGGTATGAAGAGAGAAAGCGGACAGGGCGATACATAAAATAAACAGGATGATCATTTTTCCCAATTTTGAAATTTTCATAACTATCTGGATTTAAGATTATACTTGATATTATTGAAAGTCCTTTTTGCATATTTTTTGGGTTCCTGACCGGCTCTGGCCGATTTTACTGCCGATCTTGCCCGGTAAAGGGTCTGTGTACTTATACCGAAGATCTTCCCCACCTCATACAAGACATCCCTGGTCTTTAGTTTCTTCCGAAACTCCATCCTGGCTCTCTCCTGCACATCATAAAGAAGATTGTACTGATCAACCACAGTCTCAACCTGTGTCAGCTCCTCTTTATAGGAAAAACACAGCTCCCGGAGACGTTTCTTCAGCTCTCTGATTTCTCCTCTAAGCATTTCTCCTTGTTTTTGTAAAATGATACCCGGTTACTTGCTGATGCCGCCTGTTCTATCTCCAATCGGTTAATCCTGATTTTATAGTTGGAATCTCCATCCTTTATTTGCTTGATTGCTCCCTCACGTATCCAGCGATCGACCAACCTTCGACTATATCTCTTATATGCTTCATTTTTTGAGATATATGGAGAGATTTGCATCGTCTCGATCTGGACCTTTCTACATCCAATAGCAACGGCATCCGCGAGGAGGTTTTTCAACTCCAGGAATTCCATACTTACGATTTTACCATTATGTGTCATTTTATATGAGTTCTAAGGTGAATGTATCTTCTCTCCTTCTCTGAGGGTAGAGCTCTGCTATTCTTTGGTTTCTAATAGTAATCCTTGGCCGGATCGCATCCTTCAGTGTTATAATTTCAGATGGTGCAATGCTGATGAAGAGCAACACAGCAATCAGTCGTTTTTGAAGTGGTGATAAATTAAACGAAATGTGAAAATGGGTGCAGAAGTACCATGCTGAAAGTTCATTCACCTTTTGGATTCCAAGCTTTTCATAGATGTTTCTGACAGTGTTCTCTACTGTTCTGATGGCAATGGGCCTTTTCCCGGGTTTCGTCATTAAGAGATCTGGAACCTCTTTCTTGGATGCACCCCAAGCCAGTAGTTCAGCAATCTGCTCTTCTCTATTGGTTAATTGAATTCTAAACATGATTTTCTTGATTTGTCCAGATTTTAAATTACCTTAGAATTTAAAATTAACATGTATGTCATTTTTTAAAGTCTCTTCTATGATCTCATTTCAGTCAATTACTGATTACGGTTACTCCTATGTAGATTTTTGCAGTCGCTTTTTTGCTTTACAAGAAGCATTTGGAAGTTCATTTGCGTATTTCGAAAAGGAGAATTCTCGTGTTTACTTTTATTTTTGCTCTGATTCTGTTCGTGACTTAAATACTGTTGCAGATACCGTCAATATAATCCTGAAAGGCATGGGCATGGAAAACGCTACTTTTCATTATGAGTTGTTATCGACTTGAGCTTTTCCGAAATTTCTGTTATCATATATTTAAGTTTCTCAAGTTGGCTTATGAAGTATAAGTTGTTCTTATCGTATTCGACTCTCTTGATTTGCATCTCCTTTGTTTCCTCAAAGGCATCAGGTTTTGATTCCTCTAGATTCTTTTCCTCTATTATTGTCACAACTAAACTTTTGAGAATTTCTGACCCAGGATACTCGTTTAACAAACGAAAAACTCTCGCATCATTTAGCTCGTGAGTTTCTGTAATTATTACAGAAATTTTCTTTTTAGTAAAATTCATTTTTTCCATTATTTTGTTACATTTCATTGTTATTTACTTACCTCCCCCAGATGTCTTTAATCCCAATTTTCGAAAAGATATTCTCAATGGCTTCAGCTTCACTCTTTCTAGGTTCTACTTTTCCGTATAATCTTGTCAGCCAACTCGAATAAGCATTTATTTGAAGACTGGCCATAATCTCTTGCTTCACTTGATGCAGCTTACCTTTCGGCACTTGCTGCCATCCTTTCATAAAAGAAAATTTATTCATACTGCTCATTTTTAGCGTTATTTTGCTATTTATTTTTTAGCTTTATAGTGTACTTTTGTACATAATTAATGAAACTTTATGCAAATGTAAAGCATTTTGTTTTAACATCAAAGCATTTTGTTATAATTTTTATTACTATTATTTTAATGGCTGATTTTGAAGTAAATAGGAGGTTAAAGAAAATAATAACAGAGGTATACAAGATCTCTGCACATAAATTTTCCTCTAGATACAATGACAAAGGAGGTGTAAAAACATCTCAAGTCCTCAGAGAAAGGAATGGCCTTTCGAACAATTTGCTTGATGAAATACTAAGTGCATACCCAGAGATAAATCGGACGTGGCTCCTCACTGGAGTAGGTGAAATGATGAAAAATAGATTTTCACAATTAAGTGAACAAACTAATTCATACGAGAAAAAAAATTATAGCAAAGAGGACATTTTGGGGCAACTGATAGAAACTAATTCTATGCTTGTAACAACAAACTCAAAATTGGTTGATCAGCATGAGAAGATCATTACAGCGCTGAAAGAGATAACAGCCACAAATGTGGAGTTGGCAAAAAAAATCAATAGTTCTGAAAACAAATCGGAAAATCTCATAGACGGTGCTGCCAAAACTGCATGATGTGTCGTTGTAAAAATGTGCCGTTTATGAGGGTAACAAAGATCCTTGTGGATTTTTGGTTAATCGCCTTGATGGCTTAAATTAATAATAAAATCATTCCAAGTGAATAACGCAGCAGAAATAACAGCTCAAATCATATTTATAATTTTATTAGTTTGTATTATTGCTTTACCTCTAATGCTTATTCTATTTATAATTAAAAAGATCCGTAAACATTATAATCCTAAGAAAGAAATTCTTTTTTATATGTTTCCTATAAAAGGAATCAATTATAGAAAAAATATTAAGGCTGGCGATCATGATAATGTATCTCTAATGGCAATAACAGATAATGAATATGATAAATTTGCAATTAAAATAATTGTTGATGGAGAATTTTATGGATGGCTTCCTGCGGGAAACGAATATTTACATAAAATTCTTATAGAAAAGTACGATGGATTTATAAAAGGGACATTTGCTGAAGTAACAAAGGGAAGTGGAGCCGATGGAAACACATACTATCGTGGGGAAGTTGCTTTGAGTTGTATATTTTCAAAAGAGTTAGATCCAACAAAGCTAATAGGTGCAAGATATTTATAATATAATACGTTATCTTAAACTATATGAAAACTTGACTCATTAACTTAAACTTATGAATATGAAAAAGCTTCTACTATTAGTACTAATTGTGCTTATATCCAATGTTGTATTTTCTCAAGAGAACAAAGCCTCAGAGGAGAAATATACTTATGCTGTAATCATCGGGACTCAATCGTACTTATATGATGAATTTAAAGTTGAGCTCGATTTTGGTGCTAACTTTATATCAAAAGATAAAAAGGAATCTAAATTTAAATCTCTTATCGATGCCTTAAATTTTGTTTCTGCATATAATTGGTCCCTAGACAAGACATATGTGAACACTTACGAAAAAATGAATAAAAGCATTCATTATTGGGTTATTAAAAAAGTTGTTTTTAAAAATCAAGATACAGAGAAAAAAGAAATATTGGCTAAATTTTACGAATAAACTGTATCATGAAAAACTTCATTGAAATCTCTGATGAGAATGAAATTACCTTATTAAATATTAATCATATTGTCTGTATTAAACAACATGCAAAAAAAACTGGCCCATCTATTCATTTAGTGGGAAAAGATACTATTTCTCCTATAAAGCACTCATACGAGGATCTGCTGGAGATGATCCGAAAAGCGGAAGAGTAATAATAGCTTCATATTTATGAATAGAAAGTTTTTCGCTACACCTTTTGATGAAGGGACTCTTATTAAACTAGAACTGTTTAGAAGGTATTTAAGAAGTTGGCTACCTGTTTTCATCGAACAAAAATACAGTGTTATAGAAATTGCAGATTTTTTTTCTGGGATTGGATTAGATTCTTCTGGGGCTTTGGGTAGCCCATTGATAATACTTGATGAGTTAAGAATATACTGTAAAAAAATAAAGCAATACGGCGGTAAAGTAAGGTTGACACTTAATGATAATTCCGGACCGATAATAGATGCGCTTAAAAAAAATATTGATGATAAAATTTCAATCTGTCTAAAAAATCAGAGTCATAACCTTTGTAACGGTAGATCAATATCAGAGTGCCCTTTTGAAATATCTGTCCACAATGAGGATTTCAATATATTATTTGAACAAAAGTTCAATCAGTTTTTATCAAGAACTAATGTTCCAAGGTTCATTTTCTTAGATCAGTTTGGAATTAAATATGTTACAAAAGATGTGTTTCAAAAGCTGATTTGCTTGAAAAAAACTGATTTCATGTTTTTTATTTCCTCTCATCACTTGGTCAGATTTAAGGATCAGCCAGAATTTCAAAAATATTTGGAAATCTCAAACCTTGATTTCTCTTCTAAAAAACCATCAGAATGTCATCGTGTTATCTATAACTATTATAAGTCTATATTAGGAACCAATAATGGGTATTTAGGACAATTTTCAATAAAAAAGGGTGCAAACTATTACGGAATTATATTTTATTCAAATAGCCCTGTTGGATTAGCAAAGTTTTTAGATGCTGCCTGGACAATCGATCCGCATACAGGAGAAACAAATCATGATATTGATAATGACCCTATACGACAAGGCCAAATGACAATAGATCTATTTAGTGATGGTAACCAAAATCGTGTAAAAAAATTAGTTTACTTTGAATTAAGATTGCTTGAGTTTTTAGTCACTCCAAAATCAAATAAAAATTTATATATATTTGCCATAGAAAACGGAATAAGCATTCCTAAGACAAACGAAATACTTAGAAACTTGGAAAAGAAAAAGTTAATAGTTGTCGTAAATGATCCTAGACCTCGAAGAGGTGTTTTTTATCTTGATTTTAATTCCAAAAAGAACATTTTAATTTGCAACAATGAAAACAACAAAAATTGAGTGGACCGATAAAACTTGGAATCCGATAACTGGATGTACAAAGGTTTCTGCTGGTTGTGCTAATTGTTATGCCGAAACTATGGCCATAAGGCTTCAGGCTATGAGGCAAGAAAAATATATAAATGGTTTTATTTTATCAACACATGAGAATGCCCTAAATGAACCGTTCTCCTGGAAAAAACCGCATAATATTTTCGTTTGTTCAATGAGTGATTTATTTCATGAAAAAGTTTCGGATGAGTTTATAGATAAAGTTATGGATGTAATTAATGCTACTCCACACCACAACTATCAGATCTTGACAAAAAGAGCCCAACGAATGAATAGCTATTTTTCTAAAAATCCAATTCCCTTAAATGCCTGGCTTGGTGTCACTGTTGACGTATCAAGCTCTAAAAACAGAATTGATTTTTTGCGAACTCTTTCAGCACCAATAAAATTTTTATCATGTGAACCACTGTTAGAAGATTTGGGAGTATTGGATCTTTCAAATATAGACTGGGTAATTGTTGGAGGAGAGAGTGGAAACAAGGCGAGACCAATGAAAGAAGAATGGGTTACCAGGATTAAAAATCAAGTTGAAGCCCAAGGTGCAGCATTTTTCTTTAAACAATGGGGAACCTGGGGCAGTGATGGTATAAAAAGAAACAAAAAAGCGAATGGCAAGCTCATAAATGGGAAGATCTTTCAAAGCATGCCAGCTATTTCCTAATAAAATCACAGCATTTTTTATTTACCTATCAAGAATTTGCGTTTATAAGAAATGCCAATATATTTTAGTTTGAAATAATAAATTTGCTTCATCACATAATCCAACACCTTTCTATTTGCCCTATCTATTCTGGCAAAATCCTTTTTTATATAGCCGGTCGTTACTTTGTGTTCCGATACATGATTAAGGCAAAAAGCTGCTTCTGATTCCGATCCGTCACAATTGTTAACAAACAAAGTTGCCCATGTGTGACGGGCAGCATAATAATCCAACTCATCAACACCTATATTCTTACCTATCACTTTTAAAAATTCATTGACCGAGGAGTTGAATCCGGCTGCCGTGGAATATCTGAAATGGAAATTCAACGCTCTCTCGTTTGACTTATCCCGGTATTTCTTGATCAGATCCAGGGCCTCTGGTTCAATTTTAATTGATATCTCAGCCCCATCAGCCCGGGAGTGACGGGTTTTCGCTCTCTTGTAAGTTATCCTATCTCCAGAAATCTTATTGACTTGATAGAGATCAACTGTATTTATACCAACTAGATAAAATGATAACAAAAAAACATCCTTTGCAAATTGGACTGTCTCCTTCTGAGGTTTATAGACTATTAATGCCCTTATTTGGTGTAATTTCAAGGCTCTTTTTTCCGGAGCCTCTTCTTTTGGAAGGGAGAATCGTTTGAAGGGATTTCTGGATATTTTTATAATATCGTTCTCTTCATCATTGTAATGTCGGATTGCTGCATTAAAAATCGCTCTCAGGTTGGACAAATATAAAGACCGGCCACGGGTACCAACTCCATTATTTTTAAGCCATGAATCAAAGCTTGCCAAAAATGCAAGAGTAATATCAGAGAATGATAATTCTTCATGACCTACAAATGACTTTACCTTATTAACTGAGATAACATAATTTCTCCTGGATGCTTGGTTATTCTCTTCCATGATAGCCATATAGTTATTAGCGAAATCGAAAAAGTTTATCACATCCCGTTTCTTAGAATATAGAAAGTTGGACAAATATTCTCCAACTTGAGAAGCATTGAGTTCCGAAAGTTTGGAATATGAGGTTGACACTTCTCTTCTTGCCTTATTAAGGTCTTCATCAACCTGCATCTGCAGAAAATTATCTTTGATTTCAAATGCTTTATTGAGTTGTGATTTTGTCACAAAGTATGGAGTTGAAATATAAGTTGTTTTTCTCTGGAAAGAAATTCGTAAATTTACGTTCCAGGTACCATCCTTTTTCTGTCGATCCGGTCGGATCATCATTTTAAGAGTTATCATTCATCCGATTTTTTGGAAAACATGAAAAACATTTGGAAAACATTTTCGTTTATTTGTACAAATTGACCTTGTACAAATGTAATTTTTATTATTTAATATCGTGTGTCAAAACAACAAAATATTAATAATAGCGATTTGAAAACGAAACTAAAATGAGTATGTATATAATTGATATCCTTTTCGTTATAGCACAATAAAAAAGCCTTATGATCATCTCATAAGGCTTCAGTTTTCATGTGATTCGGTTGGGATTCGAACCCAAGACCCACAGCTTAGAAGGCTGTTGCTCTATCCAACTGAGCTACCGAACCCCTTCTTAAAGGTTTTCCCGTTAGGGAGTGCAAAGATAA